ACCGCCAACTGTCAAGTTATCGGGTAGGACACTGATTTGCGTACCACGTAGGTCGAGAGAACCGCCAACTGTCAAGTTATCGGGTAGGACACTGATTTGCGTACCACGTAGGTCGAGAGAACCGCCAACTGTCAAGTTATCGGGTAGGACACTGATTTGCGTACCACGTAGGTCGAGAGAACCGCCAACTGTCAAGTTATCGGGTAGGACACTGATTTGCGTACCACGTAGGTCGAGAGAACCGCCATAATGAAATTTTCCGTCTTTAATTTCAATTTTTACACCTAAGAGTTTTTCAACTTCTTCTTTTGTCTTGTAATTTTCCATACTGCTACTATAAATTTGTTTGTTTTAAATAATATGTAAATCTAGCAATAAGTGAGTGTTATACACTCACTTATTGAGTTAAAGATTACTAAACGATAGTAAGTTTTTGTTTCTCAGGATTTACAACCAAATTGATAACTTGTGCTGTCATTTCAGGGATTTCAGTTACTCCCTCACGGTTGTCAAGCCATATAGGTGCGTACTTATCGTTATAGGCTGAAATGGTATTGATAATATCCAAACCGCATTTGTATTGATCTGCATTGTTCAAAGTAGAGTAAAGAACTCCATCAATCATAGCTTCACAAGTTGGGATAATCTGACCATCTACTTGCTGAGCAAATAACTTGAATTTTACATATTTGAACATTTGATTGATACGAACTTCGTATTCAGTATTCTTTGCAAATTCAAATTCTTTCAGCGTAAATTCTTTTCTTTCAAGATGGGCCAACTCCTGGTTGAGTGTTTTGAATTGTCCTTCTAGTTGCTTGATCCGGGTATTCGTATTTTCAACAACGTCTTTCAATGCAAGTCGTTCTTTCAATTTATCAATCTCGCCTTGCAGTTGGTTCTTTTCTTCAATGAAGCGTTGATTTCCTTGCAAATTTACTTCTTCATTGAGCTTGGAACGGAACCAGTTTATTTTTCCTTGGTTTTCGTTTTGCTTTTCGGTTAACGGTATCGGCTGTGATACTTTTACAAGTTCTTCGTTTAGAATATCCAACTTTGTGCCTGTGAACTTTTCAGCTTCAACAGGTACAACAAGCTGTTCAAGTTCTTTCTCAATTTCATCCAATCGAGTTTTAATCGCAAGACCTTTCTTCTTATTTTCTTCAATCCGTCTTGCCTTTTCGTTGTTGAAATTGGCTACCAATTCAGCTTGCTTTGCATCAATGTCTGACGGTTCAAGTAATCGTTTGCAGGTAGGACATTCAAAAGCTCCTTCGGGAAATGTTAGAGTTTCAGCATTTATATTCTGATATTCTTTGCGATACTGTGCAATAATTTCAAGCTTTTCGTCCTTTTCTTTATTCAAAGAAACTACTTTCTGTTTCCGTTGAGCTTCTTTGTTTTCTACTTCAAGGTTACTTGATTTTACGACATCAATCTTACGTTTTACTTCCTGAATTGCTTGCGATTGCTTTTGAGTTTCTTCAAAGCCTAGTTGTTGGTTTTCAAGCTCCAACTTGTTGATTTCACCCTGCCATTCTAACCGTTCTTTCTGAACGCTTTCGGACTGTTTAGCAATGTCTGAAATTGACATTTCGACAAGTTCAATTTTACCTTTCTTTTCTTCCAATTCTTTGTTGATTGCATCAAGATCGGGAATTTCGGGCATCGTTCTTTTCAACTCGTCAATTCTCGGTTCAATACCGGCTAACTCCTCTTTTATCCTGCGTTTTTTGGCTGCCAATTCCTTACGGAAAGAGTCAAACGAAACACCAGTAATTTCAGTCAATAACTCTTGAAATGCTTTGTTAGTTGCTGCAACCGATTCGTTGGTTATTTCTCCGGCCATGCTGAATAATAAAGCTCTCTGTTCGTCCTTACTAAGACTTGGGAAATAATGCGGGTTGGTAATTGACTTGAAAACTTTTTCACCACAAAGACCTAATACAAAAGCATCGTACTCAGATTTTGGTACGTCCACATCATTGATATAATAGGTCGTTGTATTTCCTTTGAATACTTCTTCGGCTTCTCCTTTTGGTTTTACCCAATTTTCACCGTACACTCGTCTGAGTGTAGTAATCTTACCATCTACATCAAGAACTTCTTCAACTTCGCATTCTGTTTTTGGTTTCGTGTTACCAAGTAAATCACGAGTTTTCAATTGATAATCGGAACGATCCAAGTGGTCCTTTCCGAAATTCACCCATAGGAAAGCATCGTATAGCGATGTTTTTCCTGCTTTGTTTCGACCATGAATGAAAGTTTCACGACCGATAAACTCAAAACTTTCTGAAACGACCCCTCTAAATCCTCGGAGTGTCAGCTTTTTTAGTGTTATTTTCATACTGCTGTATTTATGCCTTTTCGGCTGATTTGTTTTTTACATTTTTATAATCCATTATTCTAAATAGCCAAGTTCGAATGTCCTCTAAATTCATAATGTCATTACATGCATCAAAACCTTCATCTTCTATTAATTCCTGTAAATCATCAATTGAGTCAACCAACCCATCGACATTATCGCAAAAATCTTGCTTGCTAGATTCTAATTTTAGATATTTTTTTTGAGATATTCCTTGATTTACATTTACAAAATCTTCCAATACGGGTTTTATTTTGATTGCACTTTTAGCGATTTGTGTTAGCGAATTTTCATCTGACTTACTTAATTCAGACATTATCAAAGCTAATGGTTCACATAAACTTATAATTTCTTCAATATCTTTTGTTTTCATGTTTTATTTGTTTAAAATTTTGTCCAATTCACTTTTTCGGTATCTTCGAATACCGCCTTTTTTATCACTTTTCAAGTAATCTTTATTCCAACGGTTCAGTGTGCTGATGCTAACTTTCAAATAGGCTGCTGCTTCCTTTGTGTTTAGAATTACTTCCTCAGGAACAAGCTCTACTGGCTTTGGTTGTAGAGAAGTCATTAGTTCTGTGAACTGCCCTACTGTCAACTGCCATACTGGTGTGTTCGGGTCAAGATTCATTGCTAAACTGCTTTAATTCATTTGCATTTTGCTCTACTGTCATCAGTAGATTTTCGTAATCCAAAAGGCTAAACGAATGATCCTTGAAACTAAGTAATTCTATCTCTTTACCATTTTTGAACGTTTTAATCACTTTATTTTTTAAATCAACAAATACAGTGAAAGGGTCAATTTTCTGTGTCCACGTGTGATTTGCTGTGTCGTGTTCCATACTTAGATTGAACACTTTTGATACTTCTACAATTGGTTCTGCTACGTTTTCCATTACTTGAAAAGTTTGTTGTTATGTGCGTAATCTTTAAATTCAATAAGTGAATGCAATCCAAGCTTTTGAAGTGCATTTCTTCGGTGGTTCTTTACTGTGTGGATAGAAAGAAACAAGTCCTCTGCTATCGTTTCAGTTTTACAGTTTTCATAGTACTTTTTCATTACTTCCAACTCTCTTGCTGATAGCGTACTATCAAATTTCGGCTGACAAATAATTTTGAAATACTTACATTCTGCTATCAATGGACATTTTACCATTTCGAAATTGTAATTTCCAAACTGGTCAACATCGGGTTGACGGTCATTTTCTCCAAAGCAACAGTTTATTATTCTCCGGGCTCTCAAAAAATCGTAATACGGTTTATTGGCAGAACTTTTTGCATACTCCTTTTTTAAAGCTTCTGCTTGTTCAGGATAAAACGTTTCACTTCTTTCGAGCAATTCGGCTGCAATGTCAGTGTCTTTTAAGGTAAACTGATTAACTACAGATTCACCAACTCTTCTGTACATCCCTTCGCCAGTCATTGGATCAGTGCTAAACTCTGTCATTTTTCAAATAGATTTTCGGCAGCAATGCCGGTTTCTTTTACCAATATTTCGATATATGCAGGATCGCTTGGTTTATTAGTCCCTGCAACCCATGTTCTAACTGTTTGCTCATTTACATTACACTGAAGTGCAACACGTTCAACAAAATCAGTTTTTGGAGCTACTGCCCTTGGCAGATTCTTGTAAAAAGTCTTTAAATCGATTTTCGATTGACTTTCGGATGTCATATTTTCCATATAATTTTAATTTATGTGTGTCGATATACCACTTTTTACTACTTTTGTTTAGTGGTTTTATATTATAGTGTAAAAGTATCGAATATAATTGATATATCAATGATATATTGATGATATTGTTGCATAATTAATGTTTATTCACATATATACATATTTATTTTAATTAAAAATAGATACATGTTTGATTTACAAAGTTTGCGAAAAGAGCATCGTATAACACAAAAAGATGCAGCGATACTGTTAGGTTGTAAACAGCCGAATATATCTGCGATTGAAAATGACGGAAAAGACCTGACCGAAGAGCAATTAAATATTTTAATTGACAAATACGGAAAAGAGAACATAATGAGATATTACACAGAAAGTGGAATTGTATCTGATGAACACCCACATTATGGTGGTCATAAAAATGAACTTCAAATTGCTTTTGAGATAATGAAAAAACAAGCCGATAGCCTGGAACGAAAGGATCAGCAAATTGACAGACTTATTACACTCATAGAAAACTCATTAAACAAATAACATGGCATTAATTAATTGCACAGAATGCGGGAAAGAGGTAAGCGACAAAGCTGTATCATGTCCTCACTGCGGTAACCCAATAGCTACAAAAATTCAAGAGGAATACTTATGCTGTCCAAAATGCTATTCAAAAGAACTTCACTCAGAACAAAAAGGATTTAGCGGAAGTAAGGCACTGGCAGGAGCATTGCTTACAGGTGGAGTAGGAGTGTTAGCCGGAACAATCGGCAGCAAAGATGTATCAATAACATGTCTTAAGTGTGGGAACAAGTTCAAAGCAGGTGAAGCTCTTACTATAAGTTCGGCTGACGAAGATATTGAAGAACTTCTCATTCCAATCATTCAAAAAGGTGATATTATTGATGCAATCAAATTATATCGCGATAAAAAGAACGTTGATTTACAAACAGCTAAATCAAAAGTCGAATTTATCAAAGCAAAGCACAATATAATATCAGCGAAAAAATCAGGCTGTGCCGGCATATTGGTGATATTTATTGCAGTCGGATCAATACTTTCATATATAATATACAGTTAACAACAACGAATATGAAAACAGAACAACTAGAAAAACTGTTATTACTTTACAAACAAGCAGTAGCCAACAATATTACTGCAGGACAATTTGCTACAGAAATTCAAGCAGCAAAAATTGAACTTGACAAGTCATTTGTAAAAGATGGCAAAGAGGATATGAACCTTGGAGAATACATTGAGGAATTATATTTACTTCAAACAGCAGTTAGCCATGAATAATCCTGAAAGTGTCAAAATCATTAATCGCTTCTATGAAGCATTGGATGTACTAATTTCAAACAGACAATTGAGAGGTGTAAAATCTTTCACTGACAAGTACGACATTAATCGTTGGACATTGAACAACGTTCGCAAAGACCCAAAATCAGACATGTTCCAACTTATTTGGGCTTCCCATCTTATAGCAGACTTTGGCGTTTCTGCAGAGTGGCTAATGACTGGAAAGGGTTGGATGTTCGGTGTTGAAAATCCAAAGTTTCAAAAAGTAGTTCACAAAAACGTTGGCTACAACAGAAAAGAAACTACAGAAGTAGATTCACCAAGTCAGTCTTGATTTCTTCGTCAATGTCTCGGTAACGGGCAAATGCTTTGCTTCCTTCTTTATGGCCGGATAATGATCCTACTAAATTTGGGTCCTTGACTTGCTTGTACAAATTTCCTATAAATGATCTTCGTGCCAGGTGCGAGGATGCTATTTTATCTAACGGTTTTTTTTCCTCTTCCCTTGTGGTAGGATTAAGAACCGTTACCATTCTATTCAGTTTTGCAAACGTGAACATTTCTTTGATAGCTTCATTGTATTTCTGTTCGCTGATAAATGGCATTAGTGATTCTCTATTAGCATCCTTATAACGCTCGATAATTTCAAGCGCAATGGAATTGAGAGGAACACGTACAGTAATCGGATTACCATCTTTTGTTTTTCCGGCAATATACTCAATGGCACCATCCATTATGTTTGACATCTTCATTTTGTAATAATCACCAACACGGCAACCAATAAGACACTGCAACACAAAAATATCTCTTTGTACCGCTAGCGATGGTAACTTTTTCATGTTCTTTGCATAAAGCTGATTTCTTTCGCTTATCTTAATATAGTACGGAGTTCCATAAATACACTCTGATACTGGGAACTTCTTAAACGGATTTGAATCAATCTTCTCATTATCGGTGCACCAAATAAAAAACGTTCTTAGCTTAACCAACATATCATTCACCGTGTTCTGTCCTCTTGGCTCAGGATTTCTTGACTCTTTTACAATTTTGTAAATGTCCGGGTACTTGGCAAAAACAGTCGGTTCATCCTTGAAAAATTTTTCAATGTCAGCAAGTATATTTTCATCTATATTTTTCAAATCTAAAATGAACAATTCATTCGTTTTTTGCTTATACAATTGGTAACGCTTCAATGATCGGAATACAACATTTATCGAACGAAGTCTTCCGGCAGATAATTTACGTTTTGATAGAAATTCGTCCACGACATCAAAGAACGTTGGCTCATGGATCACTTCAATATATTTTTCAGGGAAATGAAATCTATCAACACATTCAAATAACCATTCTTTAGTAACTTGTGATTTGTCTGAATTTTCAAAACATTTGAATATATGTACTTTCAAATTATCGAACCTAGAAGCTAATGAAACGAGCTGTTGGCGTTCTTCTGTTTCAATCTTAGGAATAGATATTTCATTCTTCTTTGACCAACGACTGGCCGACACGAATAAATTTGATTTTATTCTGTATCTTTGAACTTTACTGATGGAAAATCTCAACATTATTTCAGATTTTCCAATTTCATTACATTTCTTTGATAGACTTAATGTTATTGTTGCCATGCTACTTTGTTTATTAATGCAAAGATAATGTTTTTGTCCACGAATTGTCCACCTGATGTAAATTAACTTGAACCAACATGAACCTATTTAAACATTTTTATTATCTTTGCACAGTGAATCAGAGGTTCTTGAACATTTTGAAATACTATCCAAAATCATGCTATTTCAACCATCAGTCCCCTCCTGGGTCACAAAACAAAAAGCTAATCGGCTCATAACGAGCGATTAGCTTTTTTTAATGGTGTGTTTTTGTCCACCAAATGTCCATCTGTTGAAATCCTAGCTATTTTAACGCATTTCAGAGCGTATAATTTCTTCAACCTCATTCCAAAATTTCTCTTCTTCCAAAGTGTCTGTATTATTCCATTCTCCAAAACATTGTCGCAATGCTCCATCTTTTCCGAGCTTATCAATTAACTCTTTTGCCTGCTCATTTGGAGTACGCAAATTTAAGTTTATTATTTTACTTGTTGGGGTAGTGAATAATGTATATGCTGAATCTATTAAGCTTAAATTATGAGACTTTGCATGCTCAATAGTTTGCCTACACTCATCCTCTTTTGGAACTATTTTGTTTTTTAATTTGTATAGAATCTCAATCAATATTCCAATATCAGCACTATTGTAAGGGTAATCTGAACATAATGAAATCCAGTATTTTGGGAATAATTCTGTTGGTATCATATAATTTAATTTTTTACAAAGATATAAAATTCATTTAATCCTGATGATAAACGTCCGGCCATAAGTCCGAAACTTTACAATGATATTTTCGCCCTTCTTTCCAATCCATACGAGTATCATTTTCACTGTACTTGTAGAATTCAGTTATACACTCAACGTCATTACCGACCATGCTTAGTATTCTAACTCTATCACCGTAACAATACCCTTGACCATCCAATGCAACTGCATGCATATCCATTATCGCACAATACATTCCATTTTTCGTCATCAGCTACTTGAAAGTAGTTTCTATAAAACGAACTAGGTAGTGATTTGTATTCCTTTCTTGGGTTAACCAATGCATCATATAACGTAATTCCTAATGCATGTGCCATATTATCAAGCTGCTTGATTGTTGGTTTAAATTCTTGATTTTCCATACTTTTATTTCTCCTTTTTTACTTTTTCAACTGGCTTTTTCAATTCTCTGATAGTCTCTGCAACATTATCTTCAAATCTACAAAGATTAAGTTGCGTTTCTCCTTCAAACTCTTCGAGTAGGAATGTTTGAGTTTCTTCCGACAGTCCGGAATAAGCAGACTGCAAATTTGCTGTCATTACTTGAATTGACTTCAACCGTCTCAGGTCTTTTCTGTTTGGATTGTTCATAATTTATCAATATAAATTTCTTTTCTGTTTGATGGATATCCTGTATGGATTAATTTAACTGGGTTTTTTCTTGAAAGGCGACTAAGTGCCTTTTTCTTTGCGTCTGTCTTTGATGTAGCTTTTACCTCAATTTCTACAATTTGTAGTTGTACCGTAACACGGTAATCTTCAAGTTTCTGTTTTGCTTTCATACTGCTATTTTTGTTTGTTGATGTAATTTAATTGCTACTGCTTCACAAAGGACTCTTGCCATCGTTACCTCTACTGCATTACCTATATATTTCTTTTGCTCTGCCTGCGTTCCGATAAGCTTGTAATCCTTTGGGAATCCCATTATCATTTTGAGTTCAGGAATTTTCAGCATTCGCATTTTAATGTCAACTATTCCGTAAATCGACATGAATTCTTTGATTTTTACGGTAAATTCAGAATCATCTTTCTCAATTCGAATTTGCATTTTACCATCTTCTGCAACTATGAAATAAGGGGGCATTTTGTCCATTCTAGCAATCAAAGTGAAACATGGATCATCAACCGAGCGAACCTGGTTACCAAATTGCGGGTTCATCAGGTAATGCCATTTACGATTAGCTGTAATTACTTTGGATGGTTCATCAATCGAGCTGCCAATATTGCTAAAGTTGGTATTCATTATCCACGGTTTCAAGGTAACTAGATTTTGTTTTGGAGTTGATAAAACAGCAGGACACGGATTATTTACGTCTGAATGTTGACCACCTCCTGAATACTGATTTACAATAAATCGATTACATGTTACCAGGTTGTACTTTGGATTTGCAGTTAATGCACCGCATGGTTTTTCAATTGATGCAGGCTTTGACTGTCCAAATTGTTGATCAATGAATCGTGGAGAAACTAAAGCTAATCTGTCTTTTGTCGTTACGGTTGGACTTGGATTATTCACAGAACTAACATTGTCACCATTTCCATAATAAGCTGATAAAAAATCACATTGAACTTTTGCAAAACGGTTATTCGTTGTAACTACTCCACAAGGATCATTTATTGAAGTATTTCTATGATCCGGATTACCTGAATTGTATATTGATAGAAAATCACACTTTACAATTCCCAATCTTCCTTGTGTACTAACTACTGGACAAGGATCATCTACAGATGGTGGATTATGTTTCCCTGTTTTCCCATTAGTGGAATTGTATTTCAAAATCCATTTGTCTTTTCCACCTGCAACAAACTTGATCAGTCCCGCATGAATCCGTTCTAGCGTTTTTTCGGATAAATCTTTCTTTCGTGTGAAAATTGACACACCTTCATCCGTGAAGTCGAGTACTTCTTTTACTGGCTTCCATTTTTTGAAATCAAACATTCCAACCGATCCACCTTTGCAATGTGTAGGTTCAGGCCAGTTGATAGGTAAACCGTATTTTGCGAATTGAATAAACAATCGCTTGCGTGAAGTATATGCTCCAAAATCTGCTGAGTTCAAAATTCTGAAATCTGAATCATATCCATAAGAGCAAACTTGCTTCATCCATCGGATATAATCTTTTCCATTATTTCTACTAACTGGTTTTCCATTATCATCCAACTCACCCCAACTCATAAATTCTTCTACGTTCTCAATATGAACGTAATCAGGATTAAGAGCTTCTATGTACCTGAATAAATGTTCTGCAAGCGTTCTACTGTCTGCATCTCTCGACTGTCCACCTTTTGCCTTACTGAAGTTTGTGCACTCTAACGAAGCCCAAAGAACAAGCTTTGCATTTGGGTACATAATGCGCATAAACTGAACATGTGCAATAAGCTTTGATAGGTCGAGTGTTCTTATATCCTCGGTGAAGTGAAGCGCATCAGGGTGGTTTTCTTCATGCGAAGCAATCGCATTTTTATCGTGATTGACACAAGCGATTACCTTGGCACATTGTTCTTTTCTTACTTTTGCACTTTCAACTCCTGTGGAAGTTCCACCTGCTCCACAAAATAAATCAACGTAAATCAATTTTATATCTTCATTCATAATATCATTCTGATTTAGATATAAATAAATTATTACTCTTCAAAAATAGCTTAGTCGAATAAATCGCATTCCCAGTCAATTGTCTTTGCCAAACTCCGGTGGACGGAGCCCATTTGAACGCATGACTTTTTAATTCTTGAATAATACTATAGGAGGGCTTTTCGTCAAATTCAAGTTGCAATCTGTCAATTTCGTAATTGTAGATAACTTTACCGCCAATTATCAAAAGCTCTTGATTTTCCATTTGTGAACGTTCCTCAATACTTTCTTTCTTTGCTTCGGCCTTTTCAGCCAACTTGAAAAACTTGTGTCTTTCGGTAATTACTACAGACATTGTTTCGTTGAAGTTACGAATACAATTAATTGCTAGCTGAACAGTTTCAAAGTCCCCTTTCTTAGCGAATGTTTCAGTCTTTTGATAAATTGAACTGACAAAAAGAGCTTTACTACAGCCCCTTTCAAGCCCTTTGTTTATACCGTGAATTACTGCTGCAGAATGCAAAATATCTTTTTCTAATCGCTGCCATGCTTCTGATTTCTTTTGTGCTTCTGGCTTATTTTGCTCGATACGTTTTTCAATAGATTTCTTTGCATTGGTTCTCCACTCGTCAAAGTTTTTATAAGCGTTACGCTCACTGTTGTTTGCTTTCTCAGCTCTTCTAACATTGAACCCTGATCCACCTGTTATTGCTGAACTTGCACACCTTGAATGAGCACTCAACCATTTAGAGAATAGTTCTACATATTTTGCGATGTATCTTTCATGCTCCGAACTTGGGATAGATTTAATGTCATCACTCAGCTGTGATTCATGTTCGTCAATACACTGTTTACCTCTAACATCAGGACTGAATGAAGTCCAATAAAATGCCCGGTAAGCTGATTCCTGTAAATGTGATAAATAATTTGTTTCCATACTGCTACTTTTTAAATTATATTCTTAACTATATTTTCAATTTTCATTTTTGTAATTTCAACTCTTTGCTTATAATCATTGACATCAACACCTTGTCCGTCTTTGATTAATTTATTCTTACCTGCAACACTAAAGAACTCACGAACACCTTCTTCTTGTTCTTGAAGAACTCCTTTAAGCTTAACTAAATCGAAAATTTGAACTAACCAATGATTTGCATTGACTTCCTTTTGAAAGTTGCTTTTTAGTGTTGAGGATATTCCCCAACTAAATAGTATTGTTTCACCTCTTAATCCATTTTCTGCTTTAGAGGTAACCTCAAAACCAATTGTCTTAAAATCATTGTCTTTTACGATTATTGCTTTCATTTTTATACTGTTTTTAAACTGTTAGTTTTATATTGAATTAATAATATGTAAAACTAGCAAATATGATTGTAATACGCTCACATTTTGCGAGAATGTTTCTTTGTTTTAAGTTTGATTAACTGTATTCTTCTTTTTGTTGACGTTTACTAACAAAAAAAAGCCGTTGACCTTCACAGGCTAACGGCTTATCAAACAAATTTTAAACAGTATAAAACAGCAGTATATTTTTTCGGAAAAATCTCTTTTCTACTCTACTCTATTCTTCTCTACTTTACTCTACTCTTATGATCCGCGCGCGAGACGGAATAATTGCCAAAAGTTCGGGAAGTTTTACCAATTGTTCCTGAATTATTTCTGTTTTCCGAGAATTTTTCTGACGAAAGAAAACATTTTTACAAATAACTCAACAATTGGAATTTTGAAAACGAAAATAAGTAGAACAGTAACACCGAGAACACCAAGCAGTATCAAAGACATATTTGGTAATTTTTTCACGGTTGTTGTATCTTCCGTTTTCGTTTTAGCTTTTACATTGGCCGAACTGTCTGATTTGTTTTTCGAAACGCTTTTTTCGTCAATTTTCAAATCATTCTTTTTCTGATCCGTAGTAACAACATTCGATTTTTGATTTTCACTTTTCTGAGTAGTTTTTTTATTAGTCCAAACTAATTCAGATTTTGCAGGCGGTTTTCCAGTCTTAGCATCTACCGGCAATGAAGTATCGAAAATAGTCAACTTACCTGTAACCTCGCCAATCTCATTTTCAGTAATATCCAATGTTTTTCCAATTGACGTATTATTCGATATAATCGACTTATCTACCAAGTTGGTAGTATTGGTTAGTTCGGAAGACTTTTTGACCTGTGTATCGCTAGAAATCGCTTGGTCGGTCTTTATTTTGGTTGTTTTGGTAGTTGAACACCCAACAAACAATAACCCAACAATGAAAACGGCTAAGAAACTCCACGAATATGCAATCATGTTTCTCCTTTGTTCCCGATAGATCAAAGCATCAATGTTTTTCGGACTATGGAACCAACGTTCGTTTTTGACTAATATCAAAAACAGAGTTTTTAAAAAAGTTCGTTTACTTGTTTTCATCTTGTTTGGTGTTAGTTTCATGACTTTGACAATACGCTGTAAGGCTTGCAGCAATGAACAGGGCAACGGTGAGAACCGTTTTTGTTGAATCGGGCATTGATAGATCAACTACTTTTACAGCAACTAATCCACCTGTAATCCCGGCAGCTACCCCGCCAAAATAATTTCGTGCATCCTTCCACTTCTTGGGTGTAGGATTGGTGAACCTTATCCACCAACGTTTCAGCTTTTTCATGACAAGTTAGCTATTTTTACAATTGCATTTACATGCAGATCAACAACGGCTTTCTTACCTGCTGCAGACAACAGAAACTTACAATCCTGGTCGTTGGTCATAAATAAGTTCTCTGTCAAAACAGAAGGACAAACCGTGTCACGCAACATAGCAAAATTGCTGTCATAGTCCGGGTCCTTATCCGACCAATCGCCACGCATTTTTGTTTCTTGTTTCAAAATCGCTTCTGCTTCTTTCCAAAAAACTGTAGCATAAACATCAGAAATGCTTTGACCAGTGAACGTGTGAACTTCCCAACCACGAGCTTCCGCATTCGTGTCACTCGCATTTGCATGAATTGAGACAAGCAAGCAGTTCTTTGCTCCAACGATTGAAGCAATTTTGTTTACTCTTTTGCAACGTTCAGTAAGTGGAATATCATTCTCTTCGGGAACAATCAAATCAACAACAAGTCCTAATTTCTTAAGCTTTGCTGCTACAAGTTGAGCAATCTCACGTGCATACTTGTATTCAAGTAGCTGTGACTTGTCCGGCCATACAGGCGAACGCTTGCCAGGTGTTTCAATACCATGACCATTGTCAATTAAAATTCTCATAATTCATTGTCTTTATTATTGTTAGCTTTAAAACCTAATGCACTCTTTAATCGGTCGAAAATCTGAGTTGAGAAAACCAAGTACAGAAATGATATTGTCTTATTGTCAGGCCATATCAGCGTTCCATTCCTTAGAATGTTTGTTATGTAGAAATAAATTACAATCAGCGTAGTCCACTTTACTCCAAGCACTTGAATGTATTCGTCCTTTGTCCTTACTCCTGTACTATAAATGAAATACACCAAAAAGACATAAAAACCAAAATGCTTAAATGCTTCGAATGCCTTGTCAATTTTGAATGGCTTATTATTTACGTTTACATCAGTATAAATTCCTGCTGCTATGTTTGCCACAAAAGCAAAGAAAATCAGGATGTAAACATCTTCAAGTTGCATGTAAATTGTGAATAATGTCGTGACTATCATTACAATAGCGTTCTTCAAGAAATCATACAATTGATAGAATAAATCATTCATAGTAATTGACTATATTACATTATTTCAAAATTGATAAACTTTACTCTACAAAAATATAAAATATGATTGTAATACGCTCACTTATTTCTGAAAAACATGCAATAAATCAGCAAATTGATAACATTCTAGTGTCAATTATCAAATTCTTTTAAAAAACAAACCTCAATTTATGTTATTATCTATATCTTTGTCGAAATTTAATTCATACAATTATGAAAAAACTAATTATCATCACCCTAATTTCAATTGCTTTCGCATCATGCGGTTCAAAAGATGAGCCTAATATTTTGAAACTTGATCCAAATGCTATGATTAGCATTAAACCCGCTTATGGAGCATCAAAAGCACCCGCTTTTGTAAAAGTTACAGATACACATTTGAGCGCATTGGATATAGTAAAGCAAACTACAATTATTCAATATAATTTCAACAACCTTAAATGGGAACGAGTCTTTGAGTCGAATCAACGAGATACTGTTTCAAGTACACCGTGCTTAAAAATGTATGGAGTCGACATAATCAATCAGGACGGTAATTATGTGCCAGACTTTATAGAATCAGCTGATTGTATTTTAATTAAGTTTAACCTACATGCCCCCGCTGGTGCACCTCGTGATACTCTTGGTTATATTCCGAACTCAACAATACGGTCGGCTCAAATAATCATAAAGCAAGCTTACGAAAATAAAGATGAAGCTTTAATGATAAAGACGTTTAACGAAGCATTTACTTTCATTCCAATTACAGGGGCAGAATACAAGACACTAAAGGCACAAAATTTACAATAAAATTAAGAACAATTTAAAATAAGGGTTGCAGTTTTTGCAGCCCTTATTTTTTTATTTAGTACGAACAAATATAAAATCAGCTGAACCCGATGTAACAACTTGTATTTGGGATGCTGTTTTACCAGTTACATAAAATGTATTATTAGATGTCATCGTTACTATAATGGCGTAATCAGTATCTCCAATACCATGTGTTATTGTTTTTGTTGTAGCTCCACCACAACCTGTTGGTGGAAATTTACCCCAAGAAGATGCAAGTCCACCACCACTTGAAAAACCTCCTCCTCCCAATCCTGCCGGTATATCAGTTGCTCCACGTCTTGAAAAGTCATCATCTCCCAGGTGTAACCATTCTGTAGCTGATTTTATGAAATTAAACCCATTCAGCCCTATTTCAGAAATAGTATTTACAATAGTTCCGGTAAGCGTTTGCCCTGCCGAAATGGAAGCACTTGCCAATCCGGTTCCTGCACCTTCGTGTGAAATACTAATCGTAACATCAATACGGTAAACGCTCCCTTTCATCCCGGTAAGTGTTTTTGCTCCGATAGTGCCACTATCCTCAGATACGGATGAATTACTTGATGAAACGCTTTCGTTACTTTCCCAAACAGATACTCCTTTTGATACATCAAATAGACTAACACGAACGCTTGCATCACCTGTATAGTGAATTTTATTAATACCGTCGTAGTCTCCACTTGCTGAAAGTGAGAAGTTGACTGCAGGCGTTACTATGGTAAAGAATTTAGTTGCGTCAAGAGTTATTGTTTCAGAACTCCCAATGTTAGCAGTACCATCTTCATCTATCGTATTAGAGTGCGCTGCATAGGTAGTTGTAGTAACTGTTGTAGAACCTCCAATATCACCACGTGGCGATACTGTTTTGGGAGATATTTTTACTTTCTCTAACCCAGCATAATCATAAATAGTTATAGAGTTATTGGAGTTACTTATTTCTAACCTATCACCCGATACAGCAGTTCTAATAAGTGCGCTAATCAGCATTATTTGTGTAGCTGCATCGAAATCAATCAATCCACCACCTAGTCGGAAATTCCCATTTTTATTTAATATATTTTTCGCTATACCCTCGATTGCATCCGCATACGTTCCACCTGTCCAAATGCCAACATTATCATTTTGTACGCCTGACATTCCACCCTTAACAACATTATCTGTATCTCGTACTTGAATCAATGTTGTACTGAATAAACCGCCATTAATATCTGTATTGGATTGAAGAGCTTTCTTTACGTAATCATCTTCGGGGGCTTCTGTCCAATCTGTTGCTTTATTCCCGTACTCAATTTTAATATTTTTTACTTGAAAATCACTATCTCCATGAGAAATTACATACAGCATAGAAGAGCTTAATTGGTTTACTTGATAGTATTTTGGGACAAATGTCTTTATCAATTTAACCCATCCGCTATTTCCAATTACTGTACCTAGATTTAAGCTGTCGTTACCATTAATCCATGAATCTATTGAAATTTGATTTGATTTATTGTTTTTTGCATAAAAAGAAATTGTGACCTCTCTAAACGCATCAATCGCCTGCGTGTAAGTTGCTAGAAATCCAACATGGCTATTGCTCCCTAATACTCTTAACGAACTATCAACTATTGACAATGAAGAATTATAAGCGTCCCACCCAATCGTAGATTTTATTTCACTATTTGAAAAATAATTTCTACCGCCTATCTGCAAATTATTCAAATTAGTTTGAGCTAAATTTGCAGTACTTTGAGCTGTCGATGCGTTCGCATTTGCAGTATTAGCCTGAGATTGTGCTGCATCTGCTAATGTTTTTGACTTTATAGCAATAGAATTTAGCAAATCAATTCTTGCATCATAGTACGCTTTAAAATTAGTTCTAAAAGTGGTTCCTACTATGTCGCTTGTGGTAGTCAAATCAGCTAGCAACGCAGTAATGTAGTTACTCAATGCAGTATATGCCGTACCGTATGCAGTTCTTGAAACCGAAAAAGCATCTGCTTGAGTATCATTTTTCGTTTTTTCAGATACGATTGAATCCCATTCGGTTTTAGTTTGCTGTTTTTCAGAAGCTGTCAACTTATTGTCATTAGCTATGTCAGCAAGTAATGAATTTGCCGTTGTTGCCGAATTTGCCGCATTAGTAGCTGTTGTTTGAGCATTTTGAGCAGCTGTTACAGCTTGATTTGCAACGGTATCATCGGTGTATTTTACCCCTTTTGACCAATCACTTGCAATAAAAGTACCTGTTGAACGAGCTACATTACAACTAAATAAATCACCACTGTTCAGCCATAAATCACCGACCAAATAAGGTGTAGTTGGTTGTACTGCGAATGTTGTGCGCTTACCATTGGCAATAGTTTGAGCCGTTGCAGCATCATTTAACGCTTTAGTTACATCGGTATCGGATATTTTAGTCCAGGAATAGACGCTGCCTGATTTCATATAACGATAAGCCCATCCTTTTGAAGTCCAATAAAATAAATCACCTAAATGAATATCTTTTACAGAATCAGGGTTCCAATTTGAAGCAGGAATATTCGATGTTGTTGGTTCGTAGTCATAAAACCATGAAGTTATATTTCCATCAATTTGACTTTGCAGGTCTGTTTTTATAGCATTCACATACGATTGTGCATTTGCATAAGCTAATTCTGCCGCTGCATTTGCTTTCGCTATTGTAAATGCATCTATATCTTTTTTTGACAATTTCCAATCTGTCACCTTATTTCCAAATCCTACAAAAACACAATCTACATTAATTATGTCACCTGAAGTAAAATTTCCAAAAATATAAGAAAAGAACACTGTCGAGTTGGTCGGAACAATCGCTGTCATCCATATTTGCTGCCAGCTGCCATCAAGTGTGAAATTATCTCCGTATTTATCGGTAGCCCCAAAATATAAATATGGTACTATAGTTCGACCGATTGCCGACCCTGATGCTTTGACATATATTGAATGAACAATCTGTTTTCCTTTTATTTTGTCTAAAAAATCATATTGCGACATAATGCTATATATTCCACAAGGCTCATCTGATTGACTTCTACTGAATATATGCTTCATAGATTTACTTCCATCAAAAAATATAGATGTATCTACACTTACAGTTCCAGATGGTGTTGCTCCATACGTTTGAATTGATCGCCCATTTTCATAACTGCTATCATCAACAAGGTTTTCACCACCAATCTGCAAATTATTGACCTTAGCTGTAGCATCTCCGGCAGCCGTTTGAATTGCTTCTGATTTGGCGTTACTAATACCAGT